AACGCCATCCAGCTCAACGTGATGGACCTGCTGTACCAGTCACCAAAGATCCCGCAAACCGACCCGGGCGTGACCCAGATCATCTACACCATAGCGGACGCCTGCGAGAATGCGGTGCGGCTGGGGTTCCTGGCCCCTGGGAAGTGGACCGGGCTGCCGGTGATCAACCTGCAGACCAATGACGTGCTCCCCAAGGGCTACCTCATCCAGGCTGAGGCCTGTGCTGACCAGAGCCCGGCTGACAGGCAGGCGAGGAAGTCCCCGCCGATCTATGTTGCTGTGAAAGAAAGTGGCGCAATCCACAGTTGCCTGATCGGAGTCTACGTAAACCGTTAGGATTATTAGATAAAAAGGCACTAACTTAATGCTAACTTAATGTAAAACACCTTGAGGGGATAGGGCAAGCTACCCGATAAGTGCAAAAAGCTCCGTTGCACTTCCCCTCAAAACACAAAACCGGAGCCAGCGAGAGGAGCAGCGCAAGATGGAACAGACGAGAAGGATGATTGTGTACAAGGCTGAGAACCTCATCAATGGCAAGGTTTATATTGGGAAGACCAAGGCAAACCTTGAGGATCGAGCTTACGGTCATTTCAATTCAGCCAAAAAAGGGATCAGAACAGCCTTCCACTCAGCCATCAGAAAGTATGGGGAAGAGAACTTCACTTTTTCTGAACTTGGGGAGTGCCCCACCACTAATGATGATCTTAATCTGATGGAAAGGCACTTTATCAAATTACACAATTCCAGGTGCCCCAACGGCTACAACATGACTGATGGCGGGGATGGCAATGATGGCACCCTGAAGCCCAATCTTGGGTTGAAGATGCCCGAGGAAACCAAAGCCAAGATCAGAGAAAAGAGGAAATTGCAGGTCTTTTCGGAAGAATCAAGATTGAAACAGGGAGAGTCATTAAAGGCTGCCTATGCTGAAGGCCGGAGAAAGAAGTGGAATAAGGGACTAACCAAGCTTGATCATCCTTCCATAGCCAAGCAAGGATTTTCAGAGGGCAACACCCCTTGGAACAAAGGCATGGAGGGGTTTCTCAAGGGCAGACCCCCTTGGAACAAAGACAAGACTGGGGTGGTTTGTGGAGTCAAAAAGGGCAACATTCCCTGGAACAAGGGTTTGACCGGGATCTACTCGGAGGAAACTCTGGCCAAGATATCAGCGGCAGCCAGCAATCCTTCTGATGAAACTCGTAGGAAAAACTCTGAGGCCCAACTGGGCAAGGTGATGTCTGAGGAAGTCAGGCAGAAGATATCTGCCACATTGAAGGGTCGCCCAAAGCCCCCCAGAAGTGTGGAGCATTGTTTGAACATTTCTTTGGGAAAAAGGCGGATGAGGGAGAATGTCACAGTGGTTTAGGGTTTGGGGGGATAGGGCACCCCGCCTGACAAGTGGGTTCCGCTCCAACCCGTTTCCCCTCAATTAGCTCAGAGGCGCAAGGACATGAATTTGGGTAGCGTGACCAACAGAAGCAGAAGAGGAGAAGTGCAGAGATGAGATCAACCTATTCATTTTCAGACCTTGCGGGGGTGATCAGTCACCCGACAGCGGGCAGCTTTGTTTTCACCGGCCAGGGGGCTGGCGAGGTGCACGTCAACATGGTGACCGAGCGGTCCACCCATGACGTGGCGGCTGACGGCAGCATCATGGTGAGCAAGATCTCCGGCAACAACGGCTCCATCACCATCAACGTGCAGCAGACTTCCGACCTGCACCTGTGGCTCCTGAGATCATTCAACTTACTGTGGTTCTCGGACGCCAACATGTGGGCGGTGATGGGCATCAAGCTCCGCAACGTGCGCACCGGCACCAGCCACCTGGCAACCGGAGTGAGCTTCCAGAGGATTCCGGACCTGCCCTACCAGGCGCAAGGTCAGAGGGTCTCCTGGGTGCTGATGGCGGCAGACATAATGAGCATCACCGCGTAGGTGGGATTTTATGGGGCAAATTCAGGCGTAGACCCCAAGCCCGTAGGCAGGGTCACCCTAGTGGCTGCGACCAGAGTTTGGCCCATTTAGACCCAGCCAACAAGCTTTTGTGTGGGATTGGACAAGGGGGAGGGATTGTAATGGGAAAAGAGACGTACAAAGAGGTGGAACTGGCGGGAAGGAAGTGGCGGGTGGGCAAGTTCGACGCCCAGACCGGCTCCTACATAGCCTACCAGCTACTGTTCAACATGCTACCGATGGGGCTGGACAGCCAGCTGGGTAACCTGCCCAAGGACCGCCCACAGCTGTCCAAGGCGGACTTCCTGGACCTGCAGAGGGAGTGCCTGATGGTGTGCTCGGAGGTGCAGCTCATTGATGATCGCCCCGCGGTGGTGCCCGTGATGATGCGGGATGGGCGCTGGTACGTGGAGGGGCTGGACTCGGACACCCTGACCGTCATTGCCCTGACGATGCACGCGCTGGTGCATAACATTGCCAGTTTTTTCGACGAAGACCTCTTGGGATCGGTGATGGGCAGTTTCAAGGGGTTGAACTTGACTGGGTCAAATGTCCAAACTTAGACATGTTCGCCTTTGCCCCGGTAATTGCAGGAGATTGGAAGCAGCACGAACTTTGGGATGGAACCTACGACCTGAATGACTTGTTGGATTGGCACGAGTATACTAATGTGAAGCATATGAATGAGCGAATACTCAGGGAATGGCAAGCTTCCCAACAACACAGCGATGGATAGCTACAATGTGGGTTAAGAAAGACATTCTAGGGCAGGTTTTTGGTAAGCTGACAGTTATTGGTCTGGTAGAGGCTAAGGGAAGCAGTGGGGAATACTGTTGGCTTTGCAGATGTGCGTGTGGTGCCGAGAAGATTGTCTCTGGAATTAGCTTGCGAGGAGAGCGAGTCAGAAGTTGTGGTTGCTTGGTTGAAGAGGTTACAAAATCATTAGGTAGAAGAACAAAAATCAGTAACTCAAAGAAGGGCAAGAGTTACTGGGAATCTCTCAGCCCAGAAAGAAAGGCTGAGATAATAGCTAAACGTAAGTCCACCTGGTCTTCCCAAAGCCCAGAAAGAAAGGCTGAAATACGGTCTAAGTTTTTGGTGATTAACAAAGGAAAGAATAAAGGAAAACTAGGCAATCATGGAGTCGAAAATCCATGCTGGCGTGGAGGTGTCTCAGCATCAGACCTAGCTCGGTATGAGACGTATGCTTCTAGACTTCTTCCAATGGAGGAAGTTAGACGGGACTCTGAAGACCCCAATATTTTGAATGTGAAATGCACTTACTGTGGAAAATGGATTCGACCAAATATAGGGGCTGCTGCTAGGAAAGTCAGAGGTATTGAGGGAAAAAGTGGTCTGGATGGAAATTTTTACTGTGAAGGGACCGTTTGCCGATCCCAATGTAGTATTTACAGGAGGGTTAAGTATCCCAAGGGACATCGCAGAAGTGGGGCGGGTCTTGCCAGAGAAGTTCAACCAGAGTTGAGAAAGATGGTATTTGAGCGAGATGGACATGTTTGTCAAAGATGTGGAGCAGTGGGAGGTGTCCTGCACTGTCATCACATCATTCCAGTAGCGTTCGATCCTATAGAATCGGCTGACATGGACGTATGTACTTCTCTTTGCATTCAGTGCCATATAAAAGTCCACCACATTCCAGGTTGTACTTCTGAAGATTTGAAGTGCCGGGAGGTAGTAAATGGCTGATCTTGGCACTATAAATTCTTATCTTGTCTCATTGGGCTTCCAGATAGACCAACAGGCGTACAACAAGTTCATTGGCACGCTGAAGCAGGTGTCCAGTGTGGTGGAGCAGCAGACCGCCTCCATGAGCAAGGCCTACATTGGGGCCGCCACCGCCATTGTCGGTGCCCTGACCACCGTGACCCTGGCCACCGGTGGGCTGCTGGACAAGCTGGGCTCCGCCGACATGGAGTACCAGAAGTTCGGCAAGCGCATGTTCATGACCACCGAGAGCGCCAAGCGGCTGAAGATTGCCACTGACGCCCTCGGGGAGTCGGTGTTGGATATCTCCCACAACCTGGAGCTGAAGGGCCGCTATGACGCCCTGATTGAATTGCAAAAAAGAATAGGTGAACCTGCAGGGTATGCCGGGCAGATGAAGCATATCAGGGATATCGCATTTGAGTTCACCAAGCTGAAGGTCATCCTGCTGAAGGGCTCCGAGGGCGTGGGCAGCAACCTGATGAACATGCTTAATGTCGGGGGCCTTGAAAGCTTTATGCAGAGGCTGAACAAGTGGCTTGAGGACAACATGAAGGACTGGACCAGGAATGTTGCTGAATTCCTGACCGTTATCATCAATTATGGTGAGAGTGCCGGGAAAGCCCTGGGCAAATTGGCCGAGTACCTGATGAAGGTGTACAAAACCCTGGGTCCGACGGAGAAAGCTTTCCTGTCCTGGGGGGCGGTGATATCGGCATTCTTCATAATGGGTCCCTTTGGCAAGGCTTTGATAGTCATAGGGGCATTGGTGGCCGGTATCGAGGACTTCTATGCCTGGCTGGAAGGCCGCAAGTCCAATGCCATCATGGCCCCCATCTGGGAGGCGATGCTGAGTCTTTTTCATGCGCTGAAGGACGCCTTCAGTGGGTTGCTGGATGCCATGAAAGAGATGTTCGGCACCCAGACCCGATGGGAGAGCCTGGCTGATGTGTTCAGCGACCTGGGGGCTTCCCTGTCCCTTATTGGTGCCGTGCTGGCCCTTGTGGTGCGGCATGTCACTGCGATTGTGAAGATTGTTCCCAAGCTGTTTTCAGGAACCAATCTATCGATGGAGCAAGCCTCCATGGGAATGCAGGACCTGAACCAGGAGGGGTTGAAGAAAGTTGTTGAAGAGTCACAAGAATCTTTGAAAGAGGGATTAGACAAGGCCGTGGTGGAGATGGGGCGGCTGCTTTCCATGACTCCGGCCCAGAGGCGTGCGGAGTGGGCAGCTAAGGCAAAGGAACGGGAAGCTGCTGCCCCTCCTGGTGGGGTTTCCCCTGCTGCTGGTGGCAACACCCCCCTGTCAGGTAGGGCAAAGTACGCCATGTCGTACTTCATTTCCCAGGGGGCTTCTCCAGAGG